TCTTTTTTACAGACTTGGACTGTTTATATTTTACGAGGGCTTAGCCTTCTTAAAATCGATTTTTCAAAAATAAAAATGAAAAAAAATCAGGAAGCAAGATGTCCAAACAGTCAGTATGCGGAGGAGGCCAACGACCCACTCTTGGGTGTGCGTGTGGGTTTATTGCCAAAGGGGCTCCACGTGAAGCCAAGAAGCATATGAGGATGCACCGGAAGAAGTGCGAATTAAGCGCAGACATTCGTATCGAAACGTCTAACCCCTTGCAAAATGGGCGGGACGGGATTACTTACGTACGGGTCATTATGTCAACAAGAGAAGACCAAACTGTTATTTCTTCTATAGAAGGAAGTAAGTGCGGTGTGTGTGGTGTTTCAACTCAAGGAAGGAAAATCCGCTCACTCTGGAACAATGCCCTCTGCGAGGAATGCGGAGAAGAAAGCGAAGAAGACGACTAAGATTTTTACAAAAATGTTATTTTACGAGGGCTTAGCCTTCTTAAAATCAAACTTTAATATAGTCCTTCTGCATACCGACCGAGTGCGACATTGCCCCCGCGTCCTCCTTCATTTCTTGCAAGACATCGCCGTATTTACTCGAGAGGTAAATGTGCCTCAACATTGAAGAGCCCACAGCCTTCCCAAACGTCTTGTTGAGAATCCGCGTGATCGCATTGACTTGCGTGAGCGGTTTGCCGTCGTAATAAACCAAGAACGGCACCGCCGTCGTCTTGATGATCTTCTTGCCCTTCAACAAGGGGTGAAATTTTAGATAAGTTAAAATTACAGCAAAAAGTGCGTCGGGGATGTCTTCCCTCAACTGCCCTTCTTTCTTGGCCGTCTTGTAGGCATTGAAGAGAAATTGGCGACTGTCGGTAATCAGATAGTTGGCGGTGATTGGCAACGACGCCGTATCGGTCTTGACAATCGTCATATTTTGATACTCATTACGGCGAGGGGCCTTATAGTAATACAAGGCCAACACGACATACTGGAGCAACACGTCATACTGGTGCGGATTGATTTCCTTGTTGCTTGAGAAGGTTTTGACCTTGGCTTCCAAGTCGGCAAAGGTCTTGCCCACTTCCTCCCACGTGATCCAGTTTTCTTGCTGTGTTTCCGATTTTTCGTTGGTGGCTTCCTTGCCCTTCAGCTCCTTGTTTTTGTCCATCATCAACTTGTAGTAATCGTCATAGAGCTTTTGTTTGGCCTTGTTGGACTTGTCGAGGCCTAACGAGCTTACAATGCTAATCAGATAACCCCTCTGGGTGTTTTCCTTGTATTTTTCAAGTTGCTGTGTGATGGCGGGGATGTCTTTGAGAAAAGTGAAGTTTTTCAGAGGCATATCGTCATTGAGCTTTTCCAGATTGCGAAGGTAGAGCTTGATCGAGGACGGGGCCAACTTTTTAGCCAGAAAGGCCTCGGCCAACGCCTTTTTGAAATCGGTCTCGTAGTTCATTTATCTTTACAAAGATTTTAATTTGTAATAATAAAATTCAGTAAAAAAACAATTTCAATTTCTTTTCTTGTCTATATTATAAATGAGTTGGAACTTGGCTCTTGAAATCAATAAACTCGTATCTATTACACGGGTATCTGGAAATGACATTTTAATTTTCAATTCAACGGGGACTAAACTCGCCTCGTACAAGACAACAGGGTTGTTTCTGGGAGATGCCGACGCTGGAGTGTCTTCTGCAGGACAAAATAGTTTTGTTGCGCCGTCCTACGGCACTTTCACATTCGGAGGCGTAGTTACTCCGCCAAAAATCTTGAGTGGTGGCGGACCAAGTCTTTATTTCCGTGGAGCAGGACACAACTTTGAAAATCTCGCTGGGACGCTCGGGGCGCAAGTCAATACAGGGGCAATTTCGGCTTCTGGAAACATCAGCTCCACTGGTTCGGTTAATGTTGCAAGCGTGGTTTCCACTGGGGCAATTTCAGGGACGACGATTACAGGCACAGGCGCAATTTCAGGGACGGCGCTTACTGTCAATACTGCACGATTATCTACTGGGGCAGGAAACTTGGGTGGGAATATTGTATTGGGTAGTTCTACCTCTGGAACCAATTTAACTGGGGCAGGGCAAAACAATACGATAATGGGAACAGACGCAGGGAATGCTATGACCACTGGAAGTATCAACACCTATGTGGGGGTTGTATGCGGAGATGCGAACACAACAGGAGACGGAAATGTGGGGGTTGGAGCAGGGGCGTTGGGGGCTTCAACAACAGGAAGTAACAATACGGCAATAGGTAGAGATGCTCTAGGCGGTGTTATGACAGGCGACCAAAATATAGGTATTGGGTTCAATACTGGTGTGGTTACAAGCGGAGCTAACAATACGCTTATCGGTCAGGCGGTTGCTCGTTCTCTCACAACAGGAAGCGGAAACATTTGTATAGGGTATGATGTGGCGAATTTCGCTCCTGCTTTAGTATCAGGAAATTATAACTGTTATATTGGCTATGGAGCAAATGCGTCTAGTGCGTCAGTCTCTAGTGAAATTTGTATAGGGCAAGTCGTGGGTAAAGGGACATCAAGCATCGCTTTAGCAGGGACGGCTCTGTATTTACCCAATTACATAACTGGTGCTGGGACTTTACAAATAACGGCTGGGAACCTTGTTACAATTATATCCGACCAACGAGCAAAAGAGAACATCGTGTATCTGTCATCACAGGGCGAATTAGAGAAATTACTTCAAATTAGACCAGCCACTTATACATTAAAGTCCGACCCTGATTACGATAAGAAGAGTTATACCAATATTATTGCTCAAGATGTTGAGAAAATATTTCCAGATGTGATTGATGGTAAAAAATACGAGTATGAATATGTTAAAAAACCAACAGGAGGCTTTTTATTTGACGACGAAGGTAATCCCATCCCAGTGTTGGATGAAAACGGAAACAAAAAGCCTAGATTTAGAGGGTTTGACGCAAATGCCTTACTTTCACACACTATTTTAGCCGTTCAAGAACAACACGCCATCATCACAGACCTCAAGGCACAACTCGCCTCGCTAAAGAAATTCGTGTCGTTTAATTAATTTCTTGACTTATAATAAATGCGAAAGTGTTTGCTGTGTAAGGTCGAATTTAACGGGCATATGAATGTCTGCGAAAAGTGTTATGTTGAAAAGGTCTTGCCCCTTAAAAAGACCACTCTTACGAAAAAGGTCTATGTGGAGCCGACGGACTGGTAAAATCAATTTTTTAAAAATGAAAATTAAAAAAGTTATAAAGTAATCTCAAGCACAAGCAATGCCGTTGTCTGAAATGTATGAAGCACTCTCGTCGATCCAAGACTTGGGAATTAAAAAACTTATTGAAAAAGAAGGTGAAAAAGAAATAATGTGTCATTGTAAGTGGTTGCAACTGTGGTATGAAACGACTTTCTGGAATGACATTATTAACGATTATATTGACTTGATTTCAAAAGAAACAAAACAAAAAATAGTATGTGAAGTAGGTCTTACTAAGACTATTCAGTATATGATTAAAGAATGTGATGCCGTAAGCCTATTTTATCCTCGAAGTGAAATTGAAGACTATGAAGGACTTCTCTGCTCCTATTCTCTTCAATTAGTGGTTAAGGAACATCTGTGTGAACTGCACTTAAGTTATATTGTAAAGGTTGGCAATGACGAGGATACGTATTGTGATGAATGCGAAGAGTAAAAGGTGCGTCTTAAATTTATTATTTTAATAAATTTAAAATAACTTACCAAAGAAGAAATGACGCAAGACGTTCGGGAAGAGTATTCTTGGTATGCCGTAGATGGTATAGCCGTCGTCGCTCTTCTGCTACTTTTTTGTCCCCTTCTTGAAGATATAATCCATAATCTTTATACCCCAGCGCACCCACGGAAGCAAGGTATTGCCCTTCACTGTTATACACGTCAATTTTCTTCCCACGCTTTGTGCTTGGCTTTACTGTCAGTCCTGCTTCTTTTGCTTGGGCTTTTGTATGTGGCGTTATCACGTAAGCCATTTATAAAATCAATTTTATTTTAATTGATTTTTTTTTATTTTTCTTTAAGGACGTGCGGACTTCGGGGGCTATTACTCAGACTGCTACTCGACGAGTCGCTACCGCTTGGTGGAGCAGGAGGTGGACGAGCAGTAATAGGAATAGAAATATTAACAGGCCGAGCAGGAAATACACTGCTATTCGAGGGTTTAACCACTGATTTTCCCTTGGCTTGTTTGTCAAAGTATTGTTTGAGAAGTTGGCTAATGGTGGAACGGTGCGTATGAAGCCCCCGAGCGGGTGCAGGGCGTTTGACGGGGAGTTTGACGGGGGCTGAAACAGAGAAATTGCTGGGACGTTTGACGGGGCGTCTGGCCTTTTTACGGCTTTGGAGTTTGACCTTGATTTCTGCCTTTGGCGTATAAAGCGAGTAATCGGCACGGGTCGAAGCAAAGCAGACACTGTAAGCGGGGTCCTTAACCACCGTGATTTGGCTATCAACCGCGTGGATCGACGATTTGAGCGAATAGGAGACAGCCACAGTGCGTTGATGGACGTCTTTGAACACAACGCCACTTGACTGAAAGAGGGCGGTTGAGAGGAAAAAAATCTTAAACGACTTTAGCAACGCACACAACAGCATTTATATAAAGCGATTTTATTATTTTTAAATACCTATTTAAAAAGAAAACCATTAAATAATGGGAGGGTTTTTAAAAAATGCACGTGATGCAATTAATAATTTATTTTTAATTTATTAATTTATTATTTTATTATTTTATTATTTTCAATTTATTTATTATTTCAAAAGTTATAAAGTTATAAAAATCAAAAATAATTTATTAAATTCATTATTTTAAAATCAACCAGACGATTTTAAAAACCAACCTCCTATTATTTAATAGATATGTTTTTAAATAGGTATTTAAATCCGTATTTACGACATCTTTACACGTAAAAATGTCGATTAAATCGCGTAAAAGATGTTTCCCCGTATATAACCATTAAAAATATCGATATTTTTAACGGTTATATACCAATAAGTATCTAAATGCCTGTAAATATCTCGTAAATATCTATTGACTGATACATATTTACACGTAAAGTCAGATATTTGTATGTTGTTTTTGGACATTTTTCTAAAAAGTGCAATATTAAAATAAAATTTATCATATAATATAAATGTCGATTCAACTTGCGAGTAAGTATGACCCAACCCAGCCGTATCACGTGTATTACGACTTGTCGGCGATTAACAACGAGACGACAGGCACACAAATCCCTGTGAATTTTACAATGACCCAGACCCGTAATAACCCCTATTTGATGGCTCCCGAGAATTACTTTATGTCAGTGAGCCGTTTCACGATGCAAACGCCCTCTTTGCCCTTGTTTGTGCCCCAAGTGCTTATCGGCCAAGCCAACCCCAACAAGACGGCGTATAGTCTTTCTCTTTCCTTTACCTACTTGGCCGTAGAATACATCTTCCAACAGTTTATCACCTATGTATGTTCGGACAGCACACAACCGACACCATCTGCCCCCACAACGGCGCAAGACTTCTCGTCGGATTATTACTACGTGTTCAACCTCCAAGACTGGGTGAAGATGATGAATACGGCTTTGATCGCGTCTTATACGGCGCTTACAACAGACCCTGCATTTATTGCATCAGGCGCCGTGTTGCCGTCCACCAACATTCCCTTCTTTGAGTGGAATTCGACCGACCAAGTCTTCCAATTGAGTGCCGATAATGCTGGATACAATTCCGCCTTGGCTTCGCCCATTAAAATCTTTCTAAATACGGGGCTTTACACCTTGCTAAACAACTTTCCCATTCTGAAGAATAACCCCTCGTCGGTGGTCGCTTCCGGCAAGAATTACCAGTTCAACTTTTACAACAACAACGGTCTCAATCTCTACAATATGGGCACTTACTCGGTCATCCAGTTGTTCCAAGACAACTCGACCGTGGGCCTGTTTAACCCCGTCCAAGCTATTGTTTTCACGTCGTCGCTTTTGCCTCTCGTCCAAGGCGTGATTGGCAACACAAAAACATACAATACGGCTTCCACGGGCCAAAACAATCAGGTCGCACCCGTTATCACCGACTTTGTGGTTCCATTTTCAAAAGACAACCAGTTTCGGCCCAACTTGGAATACACGCCAAGTGGCGAATATCGCTTGATCGACTTGTATGGTTTGACGCCTCTTCAAAGCATTGAAATAACTGTGCAGTGGCGTGATATGTTTGGCGTCTTTCATCCGTTCCAGTTGCTCTCGGGATGCTCGGCACAGTTAAAGCTGATGTTTCGCAGAAAAGATTTCGGAAACGTGGGGCGTGTGGCCTAACGCAAAGGATCAAATTTAAATTAATTTTTTACTAAAATTAATTTTTGTGGTAGATTAAGGAGCGGGATTATACACCATATAGTTATAGGTAGAGGTGTTCGCGGCCGTTGAAGCAAAACTAAAACCAGTTCCTGCTGTAATTGATGTAACGCTAACGGGACCTGCCGTTCCTGCGGGTGTATTAATAGTTAATATAATACTGGCCCCAGCTTGAATAGCAACCAACGGCACGGCAACGTTAGTAACGCCGTTCGCGGCGGGTGTAACACCTGAAGCTTGAAGATAACGCGTTTGTAAGCCATTTTCGAGTAAAGCCATTTTTTATTATAAGAAGATAAAAAATTATTTTTTTTTAATTATTTTATTTTTAGCCCTCTTTACATCAAGCGGTCGTGCATACGGCCACCCGATTTGCCCATACCCAAGGAGGAAAGAGCTTTATCTACTTTCGACCCCATATCACCCGACTCACGCAAGTATTTGCGTGCGTGTGGCATCACGTAGGGCAACACTTTGCCGACCACTGACTTGAGCGAGTCCATAAAACCGCCTCCTACGAGGCGTTCGGCATCCGCGCGAAAGTAGGGCGTTTGCGTAACGACCTCCAACACGTCCTTCTTGGTCAACAAACCAGTATACACACTTGCCGAACCTCGTTCCAGAGCCATTACACCTGAATTCATTGTGATAATGACAAGCTCTTGAGCGCCGATAGTGGCTGCGCCTTGGTTGAAGGCATTCAAGGTTACTTGGAGCGAAAACGAACCGAGCGAACCGGCCGCGTAATATTGCTCCTGAAGCGGAATGTCTTTGCCGAATTCCAACACAAGCAAGGAGCCAGAAAGGGGTTTCTTGTTTGGACCACCTGTCGTTGGATCGGCCAAGTTGGCAAAGCCCGTAAATTCCAAAAATGACTGATTCGAGCCGTTTTCAACAGACATTCTGTATAAATCCTGAATCGAGGCAGACGAAAGGATACCAGAGACGTTATTGAAACTAATTGATACGGGATTTGCATCGGACAACGTAAAAAAGCTGTCGGTATCCGAGTTGAGAAGTGCCCCTGATTTACGGATAAAAATGATGAGTTTATCCGGAATAACGTTGAGCTGAATTGTGGAGCTTGAAAAGGAGGCAGAAGTGTTTGTTGTTCCGGCATTGGCAATTGCTGTCAAATAACGTGGAAATTCAGCGTAGGGCACAATATTTCTGCTTTGGAGCAATTGAGAGGGATGAGGCGAAAGGAAGTTGAACAACAATTTCGAGTTTGCGTAGCTCGTAACAGTAACC